GCAAGCTAACCCGCTGCGTCAATTTTCTCGACAAATTCCCGTCAAAGGCTCAGATGCTGCCTTTGTAGTTAAAACTGGTAATGCGCTGAATCAAACTAATCCGTGGGGCTATGCGTTCACTCCGAACGATGGCGATCCCGGCATGGCAACTTCGTACTGGCAAATCAGCACGAAAGTTGTGGCAGCAACTATTCCGGTTCGTACCGCTGTGCTGTCTGACATCAATGCACTGGATGAATCCATTGTCATGGATTTGGCTCTGGAATTTTCGGCTGTTGAAGCGGCATCAATGATGAGCAATGATGACCAAGCTGGAAGTATTACTACTGCTACTGGTGCTGGTGCTGGTCTGCGTGGTTTGAATTCGTATGCAGGTGGCTCTACTGCTGCATTTGGTTCAAATGGTTCTGCAACCACCGATGGTATGCACACCATTCTGACCGTTGAATATGATTCTGGCGCTGGCCTTGTATATAACGATATGGTGGCACTTGCTTCTGCACTGCCAAGCCAATATTGGAACTTCAACACTACCGCATGGCATATGCACCCTAGCACGATCCTCCAACTGCGCGAATTGACCGGCGGTAATGGTCTGCCAGTGTTCTTGGAAGTTGGTCAAACTAATGGCGATGCTGTTGGCAACATCTTTGGTCATGTCGTTATTCCGAATCCATATATGGACGAAGAAGGCGAAGGAAAGTTCCCGGTGTATCTTGCTGATTGGTCACGATTCCTGACTATCGGCGATAACGAGGAAATGGTTATTAAACGCTATGACCAGACTGCTCCCGGATATGTAACGCTGTTTGCTGAGAAGCGTGTAGTGTCTACGGTTCGTGATGTGTTTGCCGGTGTGCGACTGATCGGGGTGACTCCGTAATGGCTGAACAAATAGCGGCTAGTTCATGGGAGTCTAATACCCGTAATCCGTTCAACTATGAAAAGGTTGAGCAGGTTACGAGGGATCAGGCTACCGCATGGTTAACGCTAGAGGAAATTACTCAGCAACTGAACCTGTTTGGGGATGAAAGTCAGGATACATATCTGACCAGCCTTGAACTTGCGGTGCGGTTTGCCATCGAGGATTTTCTTGGGTTCGCTATTTTCCCGACTCAGTATCGGGTGTACTACGGTAGCATGGGAACATACAACCAGCAGATCAATCTTGATCTGCCGGAAGTATCTCCCGGCGCAACTGGAGTGACGATTAACAATGTGTCGTTTTGGGATCAGACTCCGACCCTGACCACCATTGCATCGTCAGGCTGGTTCTACGATCCGACTGGCAACAGAGTTATTCTAAATGCCATACCGACCACCATGAGCACTCAGATGGCGAATCCGATTCAGGTGCTGTATACGGTCAAGGCAAACCCGATAGGCCAGTATCCGGTCATTAAACAGGCCGGATTGCTATTGCTGACGCACTTGTACAACAACCGTTCTGACAGCACCACGGTCAAGCTGAAAACCATTCCGTTTGGCGTGGAAGTCTTGCTGCGGCCTTACAAGACATTGGTTATGTAATGGCAATCGCCCGATACGAAAATTGCGTGGTCAATCATGTCACCAATGGCGTGTCGGACATGGGCGCACAAACCTACACTATTACAGAATGGTTCCCGACGAGGGCGTATGTTCAGGATGTGGCGAATTCACTCCGAATTACGGATAAATACAGGGTTTATCAAGATTTAGTAAACCTGACATTTAATTACACGCCGAACATTAAACAAATCGTGGATAATCAGAACCTGTACAGCATTACATGGCGCGAATTTGATTGGCGTATTTCAGATGTGCGCGAGGCGAACGATAGAATGTCCGTTACGCTACTTTGCTACCGAAATGATCCTACCGTACCTGTATGAGCCAGAACAGCGTCCTACAGTACGCCAAGGCCATCCAGCAGCAGTTATCTGTGATTGTGGATGTGCCGGTCTACGCCAATTTCAACCGCAACTATGCGACTCAGGAAAGTTTCCTGACATGGCAATTAAGGAATGTGCATCAGCCTGTTTATACAGGCCAGATACAGAATAATAAAGGTATAGATACACCAACCTTCCAAATTAGTGTATTTTCGCAGCAAATGGGTACGGCATTTACAATTAGCCAGACCATTCTTGACGAACTGCATGGATACTCTGGTGTTTTTGGTACAACAGATAGTTTTGTTCTTGCCAAAGCAGATGTAGTTTGGCTATATAATACATACGATAATGAACTCGGCTTGAACCAGATTATTCTGGATTGCACCTTGTACATTTCTACCCCGACATAAGACAAGATTTTATTAACTAATCACAAAGGGAAATATCATGGCTCTTATTGATAAAGTCTTGCCCGGATATGTAGCAACTCTCTGGATGCAAGCTGATCCGACTCCGACCGCTTTGACGGATGGACAACTGGCAACTTGGACTGCTCAAGTCGAGGATATTGTTGGCACTGCTGCTGGTGGCACTGGTACTGAAGGTTATCTGGTTCCGGTGGAAGCTATCCCGGCCTTCGGTGCTGATGATGCGTCTGCTGCCTACTCCATCGCTGGTGCGCGTACTGGCGCGAAGATCACTACTCAAAACCAAGTGACTTCGATGACCATTACTTCGGCATGGAATCCGGCTAACGCAGCGCAACTGCAAATCCGTGAGGATGGCTACAGCGGCTCCATCATTCGCACCTATGTCGTTGCCGTGTACGATGGCACTGACACCGTTGCGTATGCCTTCAATGGTCGCGTTGGTGGCTTGCAGTGGGATATGGCTCCGAATGCTGAAGGCAAGTTTATGTTCACCATTCATCCGGTGGGCGGCAACTCCTACGGCTGGTCTACCAACACCTAAGATAAAATATGGACACGACAGGATCGCAAGACCTACTACACTACATCCTATCCCAAGCCAGTTCCGGTCAACGGAATTGGTTTGGGTTTCAGCAGCAGCGAGTATTGGGCATCAATCTCTGCTATGAGATTGCCAAGAATCATGCTGATACGATGACACCAGATCAGATCACAGAGTATGTGATTCGACTGAACAATAGCATTTACACGAAATTGATAAAAGGTGATTAGACATGACACGATTAGGCAAGGCATTGAAACTGACCGATGCAGTCAGGACAAAATCATTTGAATTGGGTGGTCATACATTCAAAGTCAAAGTGCCGTTGAATTTGGAACTGGAAGCGGCAAACAAACGAATTTACGATGTACCTGAAGATGTTATCAAGGCGCGTCTTGAAAAGATGACATCGACACTTCGCGCTGAAAAGATGGATGGCGTTGAAGTCACAGATGATGATGTGATTGTCGAAGGTAAATCAGTTAAAGAAACGGTAGTGGGCGTTCTGTATATGGAGCGCAGAGTAGTCGAGTACATGAAGTTCCTTGTGCCGGAATCTGGTGATTTGGAAAATATCACCTATGAAGAAATTGAAGCAGAGTTTCCGTTGCAAGTGCAGTTTGAATTGCTTGAATCTATTACCAATGCAATTCAGCCCGGATACAAAGACGCTAGAAAAAACTAACTAGGGATGTTTGCCAGCAAGCCAGAGCGTATGTTTTTGCTCATGGTGGGCATCCCGACAACATTCCATCGGACGATATGCGTAATATCGAAATTATGGTTAATGATGGGCTGTTGGGGCAGAAGTCTCTGCTACTAGCATTGAGCGCCTTGGCTACAGGCAACCTCAATTCCAAACTCAAGAAAGATGCGTCACCGTACAAGATGGCAGACATACTGCCATTGGCGCATGAGTACATCGTTCCAGAATTGACCGCAGAAGAAAAAGCAAGGCAGGTCAACAACAGTCTATTGGCTTTCGCGCAAGTGGCTCCCGGCGCACCTAAAAAAATTCTCAATGGATAGCATTTCGTTCAAGACGGAAGGTTTTGCTGAACTTGAGGATCAATTCAAGGCATTGGCTGAAGGCTATCGTTCCGATCTTGTAGCGAGAAACACGCTGGTCAAAGCTGTGAAAGTAGCAATGGAGCCAGTGCTGCAAACAGCGCAGGTTCGCGCACCTTACGATGAAGTTCATAACAAGACCGGCGTTCACTTGCGCGAGACATTGCGGATTGATGGGCGCATACCATCCGATAAAGACAAGATGTCCGAGTATGTTAAAGACACAGATTCTGTCATCGGCATTGTGTCTGCAAAAAAGTCTGCTGTATCGTTATCGCAAGAGTTTGGCAATGCAAGAACTGCCGCGCAACCGTTCCTTCGCATTTCGCTAGAAACCAATATGCAAAAGGTGCTATCCATACTAAAATCGGAATTGGCGTTTTTGATTCCGGTGTACGCTAGGAAACTGAACAAACGAGGCATTAAATAATGGCTAGTCAAAACATCGCCCGATTGGGTGTCGTTCTTGGACTTGATACCGCAGAATTTTCTGCCGGTATTGATAAAGCCATTTCTGAAAACAAGAAACTCAAGACTCAGATTCAGCGGGAATCGAATGCCGCAGCTAAAGAAATTGTTGCACTGAAATATGCCACTGAAGATTACAACAAGTCATTAACTAAAACAGAGCAAATCCAGCGGGAAATTACTTCTGGAAAGTTTGCCAATGCCGCGCAAGAATTAAAGAATAAGCTACTTGAACAGGCCAAGGCTTATGATGCTGTTGCTGCGTCTGCATCAAAGGCACAAGCTGTTCAAGGCGGTTTAGGAACGAATGCGTCCACCGCTGGCGGTCTTAACGCGCAACAAAAGGCCGCACTAGGCTATCAGACCACTGACATTATCACTGGTCTTGCTGGAGGCCAGAATCCCATGCTGGTGCTGATCCAGCAGGGTGGTCAACTGCGCGATCAGTTTGGCGGCTTTGTGCCGTTGTTCCGAGCCATTACATCGGTCATTACTCCGATGAATGTAGCCATTGTCGCGGCTGGCGTGGCAATTATTGGAACTGCCTATGCTGTATATCAAGCCAAAGAAGCACTTAAAGAATTCAATAATACAATTGCTTTGACCGGCAATTATGCAAACATCACTTACGATCAATTCAGGCAAGTATCTGTTGAACTAGGCAAGTTTGCGGAAATCAGCACCGGCAGTGCCAATGACATTTACAAGGCATTGGTTGCGTCAGGACAATTTACCGCCAAGGCAATTGTAAGCGTTGCCAAGGCTATTGCCGAGGTCAGTCGGCTTAGTGGCGTACAAGCTAAAGAAGTGGCGCAGCAACTTATCTCATCGTTTGATGGGTCTGCTGCCAGTGCTGCCAAACTAAACGCGCAATACCATTTCCTTACTTCATCGCAATATAACCAGATTGAAATTCTGGAAAAGACGGGCAAAACACAGGAAGCTATTAAGTTAACTGCTGATTTGCTTACTCAAGCACTAGAAGGTCAAGCCGCAAAACTTGGCATTGCTGAAAAAGCGTGGCTTGGCTTTAAGAATATGGTTGCCAGTGCGCTGGCATTGTTTGATGAAAAGACTACGCTAGACAGAATAAAAGAACTTGATAAGCGCATTGAACAATTACAAAAGTCTCTTAGCAAATTAACGCCGCAACAAATTGAAACAGTTAGATTTGGACAAGATTTAAAAAAGGCGTTAGATGATGCTATTGCTCAAAGAGAAAGCTATCAAAACAGTCTAAACAAAGCAACTGAAGAATCTAACAAAAAGGCTGAAGATGCGGAGAAAAATTCTACAGAAATAAGGAACCGCATTGCCGCTGGCGGCTATGACAAAGAACAGTCGCTTGTAGCGCAAAACGCAAAGATTAAGAATGACATTGCTTTCCAATCCGCAATTTATGGGGCTGGCGAAGTTGAACGCCTAGAAAAAGAATCCTATAAGAAAATGGCAGATGCATATGCTGAATACATCGCTGCCAACAAGAAAGAACTTGGTGTATTTAATTCCTTGCGGCTAGAGCAATACCGACTAACACTGCAACAAATTTCTCAATGGGAAACGCAATCTATTCAGGCCATTTCTGACCGTGAATACAAGGCCGCAAAAGACAAACAAATTACTTTTAAGGAAGAACTGGATAGTCAGATTGAACGAATCAATCTGTACAAACAGAATATATTTATTAGTGAGCAAGACCTTAACCTACAACTTGCCAAACTGAAAACACAACAAGAAATTGAAAAAATCAATCGCACTGCGGGATTGACTGATAAGCAACGCGCAGAACTTATAAAGAATGAAACTGACCTGCTGAACAAGCGGTTGTTTGTTGCAAACAATGATGCCTCTAGATCGGAAGTATTGCGGTTGAAACAGCGGCAAATTGCCGATGAAGAATCTCTTAAGGTCGAGGAAGAAAAGCTGCGGATTTACGAGAAAAACATTCTTATTTCCGATGCTGATTACCGTATTGAAGTTAGCCGCCTTGA